ACCCATGGTTCTCTCCAGGTGGTTTGAATCGTGGTATCATTAAAAATTCTATCAAACTTGCATGGAATCCAACTAAGACAAACCGTGATGACTTGTATATCAAAGGCATTAACCCAATCGTAACATTCCAAGGTGAAGGTACAGTATTGTTTGGTGACAAAACATTGTTATCTAAACCATCTGCGTTTGACCGCATTAATGTTCGCCGTCTGTTTATCGTACTTGAGAAAGCAATTGCAAGAGCAGCACGTTTCTCAATGTTTGAATTTAACGACCAATTTACAAGAGCACAATTTGTTTCTCTTGTAGAACCGTTCTTGCGTGATGTGCAAGGTCGCCGTGGTATTACTGACTTCCGTGTTGTCTGTGATGAAACCAATAATACTGGTGAAGTTATTGACCGCAATGAATTCATTGGTGACATTTATATCAAACCTGCTCGTTCAATCAACTTTATCCAACTTAACTTTGTTGCTGTACGCACAGGCGTATCCTTCGATGAAGTCGTTGGTAAGTTCTAATAAATAGAGAAACAGGAGAAAACAAATGGCATTTAATGTAAATGATTTTAGAGCTCAGATGACAGGGGACGGTGCTCGTCCTAATTTATTTGAAATCTCTATGCCGTTCCCTGCGTTCTCTGCGCCAGGTAACGCACAAACTAAACTCACATTTATGTGTAAGACTGCACAATTACCGGGTTCAACACTCGGTGTTGTGCCAGTACAATATTTTGGTCGTGAACTAAAATTTGTTGGTAACAGAACATTTGCTGATTGGACAATTACAATCATTAACGATGAAGACTTTGTTATCCGTAATGCTTTCGAAAGATGGATGAACGGTATTAACAGTCACAATCTTAATGTGCGTAATCCATTAGCACTTGCACCTTTAGGTTACTCAGTTGATGGTTCAGTTACTCAATTTGGTAAACAAGGCAATTCATTGAAGAAGTATAAGTTTGTTGGTTTATTCCCAACAGATGTTACTCCTATTGATGTTGACTGGGGTTCTAACGATACAATTGAAGAATTCAGCGTCACGCTCACCTATCAATGGTGGGAATCAGTTGACGATGGTGTGGTGTAAAGAGAAAGGCTTCGGCCTTTCTCAATTTTTATAGGATGAATATTTAATGGCAGTCAAGCTCTTCGGCTTTACACTTGGTAAAAAAGATATTGTTCAGGTTCAACCACCTGAGCAAGCTTCTTTCGCACTCCCAACGGAGTCGATGGATGATGGTGCGGTAACGATAACTCAAAACGCACACTATGGTACATACGTTGACCTAGAAGGTTCTGTTCGCAATGAAATAGAATTGGTCACACGATATCGTGAAATGGCTAATCACCCTGAATTGGAAATGGCAATTGATGATATTGTCAATGAAGCCATCACACATGATGTTTCAGGTAAAACAGTAGACATTGTTTTAGATAATTTAAAACAACCAGAAACAATTAAAAAGAAAATCTCAGAAGAATTCCAAAACGTCTTAAAGATGTTAAATTTTGGTAATCTTTCAGATGATTTGTTTAAAAGATGGTACATTGATGGTCGGATTTATTACCATGTAGTGGTAGATGAAACCAAACCAAAAGAAGGTATCCAAGAATTACGATACATTGACCCACGAAAGATTCGTAAGGTCCGTGAAATCAAAAAAGATAGAGATCCAAAAACTGGTGCTCAAGTTATTGCATCTATTGCCGAATACTATGTGTATAACGACAAAGGTACAACAACTCAGGCATATACAAGTAGTGTTAATGCAGGTCTAAGAATTGCACCAGAGTCAATCATTAATGTGAACTCTGGTTTAATGGATGCAAAGAACACATTCGTTATTTCATACTTACATAAGGCTATCAAGCCACTCAATCAGTTGCGTATGATTGAAGATGCGGTAGTTATCTATCGTCTATCAAGAGCACCTGAACGCCGTATTTTCTATATTGACGTTGGTAACTTACCAAAAGGCAAAGCAGAACAATATCTAAAAGATATTATGGCCAAGTATCGTAACAAAATGGTTTACGATGCAAGTACAGGTGAATTGCGTGATGACCGCAAACACATGTCTATGTTAGAAGACTTCTGGTTACCTCGCCGTGAAGGTGGTAAAGGTACAGAGATTACTACATTACCAGCAGGCCAAAATCTTGGTGAGTTGGAAGATGTTAAGTATTTCAGACAGAAACTATTAAATGCATTGAATGTGCCAATCTCTCGTTTAGAACCACAACAAGGTGGTATGATTGGTGTTGGTCGTACAACTGAAGTCACAAGAGATGAAGTTAAGTTTACAAAGTTTATTGTAAGACTGCGTAACAAGTTCTCTCAAATTTTTGACCATGCATTGAAAATTCAACTCGTTTTAAAAGGCATTTGCACTTTAGAAGAATGGGAAGATTTTAAAGAAGATATCTATTACAATTACATGAAGGACAACAACTTCACCGAAATGCGTGATGCTGAAATCCTCCGTGAAAGACTAAGTGTATTGCAAACTGTTGACCCATATATTGGTAGATACTATTCTATGGAATGGGTTCAGAAGAATGTTCTTCAAATGGACAAAGAAACTATGGCCGAAATGAAGAAACAAATTGCAAAAGAAGAGGCAGCAGGCACTGGTGGTCCAACATTACCACCAGAAATGCAACAGCAACAACAAGCTGATGCAGAAGCAAACCCTCCTGTAGATAACACACAAGATGATGCAGCGAATGAATCATTAACACCGCAATTAGACGCAGATGTGGAAAAGTTTTCATCTCGACTAAATAAGCGATAATTTAATAAAGGAATAATTATGTCAACAACACAATTTATTGACGAACTAGCCGCAGGTAATGCGTCTGGTGCCAAAGACATTTTAAACGATATGCTTTCTGCTCGTGCTTTTGAAGCACTTGAAGGCCGTAAAGTTGAACTTGCACAAAACATTTTTAATGGTAGCGAAACACCTTCAGAAGAATAATGAAATCTTTATTAGAATTTAAATCTATCGTTGAAGAAGAAAAATCAGACTATTCAAAGTTTGATGTTTTGGTTCGTGCTGGTCTTGCCAATAAGGCACAGATGCAGCGTATTCACAAAATTTTAGATAAGATGAGTGAAGACAAGCCACAATTCAACAATGCAGATAGAATGATTATTCAAAACCTCTTTAACAAGATGGTAGATTTAATTTCTAATAACAAACAAATTAACATGCAGGCACGCCGTGCAGTTAAAGAAGATGAAGATTTTATTGAGGCAGACCAATTAGATGAAGCAAATCCAGGTCCAACACCTCCTTATGTTTTGTTGTTAAAGAGAAAAGCAATTCGTTTGTATCCTGATGGAACAAAAATTGCATTGTATCATAACAAACAAATTAATAAATTTTTCTCTATACCATATGATACTCCAATAGATTCAGCAATTCAAGCAGAAGATGTTGTATCTGAAATGAATATTGGTAAAAAGAAACCTAAACCAGACACCCATCATATTGTTGATAATCAAGGTAAAACTTTAAGTTTGGCATCATATCTTGACAAAGCAAGTGCAGTAAAAGATTTAGAAAAACATCCTGGTGGAAAAGTTGTTACACTTGGTCCAAGAGGTAAAGTTAAAGAAGATGTTGAAATTACCGAAGCGGTAATGGATCAACTACATAAGATAGTGAATGACAAACAAGCACAGTCGGTTAAATTTGCATCTGGTCATACTCGTAAGATTGACCATTTTACCGCATCGGCATTGACGCAAGTTCACAAAGCATTAAATGATGATAACAAGAAAAAGTTTGCAGATTTGGTACACAAGTCTCCAGAACATTTTATGAAGGCATCTGATTTTGCTTTCAAACATGCAAAATGAGTTTTGTCAAATCATTAATAGATAATAAATTAGATGAGGCAAAAGATAAGTTATTTGCTCATCTAAATGAGATAGTTGCAAAACGGCTTGCAGAAGCAAAGCGTTATGTGGCTGAAGACATGTTTATTGAAGTTTTGGATGAAGCGACTAAACGCAATCCAAATATTATTAAACAAGGTAGAATCCAAAAGATTCGCCGTAGAATTAGAAGAAATGCTAAGGGCAAGATTGTTGTTCAGAAGAACATCAGACGCTCTAGTATTAAAGGATATAGAATTTCAGGTAATACCGTTAAACGTATACCTGCAACAGTAAGATTAAGAAAAGCAAGACTTTTAAAGAGGTCATGGAAAACAACCAGAAGAGCAAAATTACGCCGCACATTAGTGAAAAGAAAAATGAGTATGCGTAGACGTTCATCAATAGGATTAAGATAAAATGGCATTCGAATATATCAACACACTTCGTTCATCATCAGTAGCTAGAATTATTGATACTGGAACAACCATTTCATTAGCAAACCTTTCAAGTGGTGCTAATGAAACTGTTAATTCTGCAACCATTCGTAAAGTTGCATGGTCAACAAACGGCAGTATTCAAATTGTTCGTAATAGTGTACCAATTCTTACTTTGCACAACTCAGGTAGTTTAGTGTTTGATGATATGAATACTACAATTGCAAATAACAGTACTCAGCCTATTGTAGTTACAATTAACACAGGTGGTTTTGTATTAATAGAACTTACCAAAGATGCAACATATACAACTCCATTAACAGGAATGTAACATGAAACTTATTAGAGAACACATTGAGTCTGTTAAGTATTTAACAGAAGCTTCAGAAAACGGTAAAAAGAACTTGTATATTGAAGGTACTTTTTTGGTTGGTGACACCGTTAATAAAAACAACCGTATGTACGAAATGAAAACATTGCGTAATGAAGTTAAACGCTATGATGAAGAATACATCAAAACAAATCGTGCATTAGGTGAATTGGGACATCCTGATACACCAACATTAAACTTAGAAAGAGTATCACATAAAATTCTTTCCCTCAAAGAAGATGGAAATACATTTTATGGTAAGGCTCTGGTTCTTGATACACCATATGGTCAAATCGTTAAAAATTTCATTGATAACGGAGTAAACCTAGGAGTTTCGTCAAGAGCACTAGGTTCCGTAACCATGACTAAAGAGGGTTACAATCTTGTCCAAGACGACCTACGATTGGCAACGGCGGCTGATATTGTGGCAGACCCATCTGCTCCAGGCGCATTTGTTAATGGCATCATGGAAAACAAAGAATGGATGTTTGTTGAGGGGCGCTTTGTAGAAGCAGACTTTGACAATGCCAAAAAACAAATGACAAGAGCATCTTCTAAACAAGTTGAAGCAGTTGCTCTTAAATTATTTGAAAATTACCTCAGAAAACTTTAAATTTATAAATAAGAAATCAAAAGGAGATTCCTAATGTCAAAAAACAAACTAATGGAAGCAGCTGCAGATATTCTTGCATCAAGCAAGGGTAAAAACGGTATGCCACTAGAAAAAATGGCTGGCAGCGATGCTGTAGATTTGGGTGGACCAACACCACAAAACTACAAGCAAGACGATGACTCAGCAAAAATTGACGTAACAAAGGCTGCAAAATCTGCAACCGCACCTACAACTAATGCATCTAATGCTTCATCTGCAAACGTAACTGCAAAGATGAAACAAGAAGACGAAGAAATTGACGGCGAAGTTATTACCGAAGATAAGATTGATTTATCTGCCGACATTAATGCAATGTTTGCTGATGATTCAACTATCTCAGAAGAATTCAAATCAAAAGTTTCTACCATTTTTGAAGCACGTATTTCTGACCGTGTTACTCAAATTCAGGAAGAAATTGAAACTCGTTATGCAAGCATGCTTGAAGAAGCAGTCGAATCAGTTAAGTCTGACCTTACAGAGAAAGTTGACGATTATCTATCATACGTTGTTGAACAATGGATGGAAGAAAACCAAATCGCAATCGAATCAGGTCTTCGTGCTGAATTGACAGAAGACTTTATCGGTGGTTTGCGTAACTTATTTGCAGAACACTACATTGATGTGCCTGCAGAAAAAGTCGACCTCGTTGACGAACTTGCTGGTAAAGTTGAAGAACTTGAAAGCAAACTCAATGAAGAAATCGAGCGTGGTGTATCATATGCTAAAGCATTAGTTGAATCACGCAAGAATGAAATTGCTCGTGAAATTACCGAAGGTCTCACCGCAACTCAAGCTGAAAAAATCAAATCACTCGCAGAGGGTGTAGAATTCTCCACAGAGGACGAATACAAATCAAAGCTTGAAACTATCCGTGAAAACTACTTCCCTTCTGGTACTAAAAAAGCAACAGAAGCGCAATTAAACGAACAGTTTGAAGAAGCAGACGAAAAGAAAGTCATTAATGACCCATTCGTTGCTGCTGTCTCTCAAGCAATTTCTAAAAACAAATTTTAATCAGTAAACCCTAGGAGATAAAATAATGTATTTGTCCGAATCATTACAAAAAAAATGGGAAGGCGTATTAGACCACGCTGACCTTCCAAAAATTACCGACCCTTACAAGCGTGCGGTAACAGCAGTTGTTTTGGAAAACCAAGCAACTGAAATGCAGAAATCAGGAATGATTAACGAAGCTGCACCAACTAACTCTGCTGGTACAGGCGGTTTTGGTGGTGGTGCTACTGCAACAGGTCCTGTTGCCGGTTTCGACCCAATCTTAATCAGTTTGGTTCGCCGTTCATTACCTAACTTGATTGCATACGATATCTGCGGTGTTCAACCAATGACAGGTCCAACAGGCTTGATTTTCGCAATGCGTTCAATGTATGACACTACACGTGCTCCATCAACTGGTGTAGAAGCCTTCTTCAATGAAGCTAACACAGGTTTCTCTGGTACTGGTACTGCACAAACAGCATTGACTGTTGGTGCTGCTGCAGCGAATACATTCGTTGCTAACGGTGCTCCAGTTCCAAGCGTTACTACAGCGACTGGTGAAGATAATCCTTTCCGTGAAATGGGTTTCTCAATTGAGAAAGTTACCGTTACTGCTAACACCCGTGCGTTGAAAGCAGAATACTCAATGGAACTTGCACAAGACTTGAAAGCAGTTCATGGTCTTGACGCTGAAACCGAATTGAGCAACATTCTTTCTGCTGAAATTCTTGCAGAAATTAACCGTGAAGTTGTTCGTACAATCTACGCAACTGCTGTAACAGGCGCACAAATCGGTACTACAACTGCCGGTACATTTGACTTAGATACAGATTCTAACGGTCGTTGGATGGTAGAAAAAGTTAAAGGTCTTGCGTTCCAAATTGAACGTGAAGCCAATGCGATTGCTAAAGCAACTCGTAGAGGTAAAGGTAATATCATGATTTGCTCTTCAGATGTTGCATCTGCATTGGCAATGGCTGGTATTCTTGATTACAACTCTGCATTGCAATCTCAAGTTAACTTGACTGTTGACGATACAGGTAATACCTTCGCAGGTACATTGTTTGGTCGTATCAAAGTGTATATTGATCCGTATTTCACCGCAACTACTACATCAGAGTTTGCAGTTATCGGTTACAAAGGTACAAATGCATATGACGCTGGTTTGTTCTACTGCCCATACGTTCCATTACAAATGGTTCGTGCAGTTGATACAACTACCTTCCAACCAAAAATTGGTTTCAAAACCCGTTACGGTATGGTTGCAAACCCATTTGCACAAGGTACAACACAAGGTTCTGGTGCTCTTCTCCAGAACGGTCAGTTGGCCAACAACTATTACAGAGCGTTCAAAGTTAAGAACATTATGTAATCTAAACCCCGTTAAGAGGGTATTTGAAAGAGGCACTTTGGTGCCTCTTTTTTTTGGTTATAAATAAGCATATGACTGCACTCACAAGAAACCCAACAAATCCTAATATACTACAACCCAATAAATTCACATTGAATTTTGCAAGGGCGCCTAGTATACAATACTTTTGTCAATCATTAAGTGTTCCTGGTATCGCATTATCAGAAATACCACAGAACAATCCATTTGTAGATGTGTTTGTGCCTGGTGAAAAGGCCATTTACGATATGTTAAGTGTTACTTTTTTGATTGATGAGGAATTAAAAGCATGGACAGAAATGCATGATTGGATTCGTGCTATGACTTTTCCATTTGATTTTAAAGAATATCAAAGTTTAGGTCAATTGAATAGACTTGCAGGTGGTATCAATAAACCAAAACCACAATACTCTGATGCATCATTGACAATTCTTTCATCTTCTAATACACCATATTTTAGATTTAAATTTTATGATTGTTTCCCAACATCTGTGTCACAATTCATATTGAGTGCAACCGATAGTCCTGATACCACAATGAGTGCCGATGCCACATTCAGGTACAGTTACTATGATATTGAAAAATTGTTCTAAACAGGCTTGACAACTAAATTCTGGTAGTGTATCCTCTGCAAATAGGAGGATTTTAATTATGAAACAACTTGATGATTTATTAGAGATGTGGCGTGCCGACTCTGTTATTGATAGAACAGAACCTGGTAAAGCACTTATCAACATACCCCAACTTCATAGTAAGTATTTGAATATACTTTCAAGACACCGTTTGCTTTCAAAAGAATCGGAATTCAAATACAACAAAATGAAGAAGTTGAAATGGGAATACTATACTGGTAAGTTAGACAAAGACCAACTTGAGAAACATGGATGGGAACCATTTCCATTTGTACTCAAGTCCGACATTACTACATACTTAGAGAGTGATGAAGATATCAATAGATACATTGCTCAAAAAATAGTACATGATGAGATTGTGGATGTGTGTTCTAGTATATTAAAAGAATTAAACAGTAGAACTTTCCAGCTCAGAGACTTTATACAATGGGAAAGATTTATTCAAGGTGTCTGATTTAATTCTACATAAAAAAAACGAAGCATATATTCAGTTTGAGTGTGAACGTAATGTTGCACAAGAGCTGAGTGACTTCTTTACGTTTTATGTTCCTGGTTATCAATTTACTCCTGCATACAAGTCACGGGTATGGGATGGTAAGATTAGGTTAGCAGACCTAAGAAACTTTACCATCTATCATGGTCTTGTTCCTTACATTGAAACATTCTGTAAAGAACGTGATTACACATTAGAGATTGATGCCGATGTTAACTGCACAGAAAACTATTCTGTTGTTGAGGCAGAACAATTCATCTCAACATTAAAAATACCACTTGAAGTAAGAGACTATCAATTAAAGTCATTCATACATGCAGTACGCAACAGACGTATTCTCCTACTGTCTCCTACTGCATCTGGTAAGTCTTTAATCATATATCTAATCCTTCGCCATTTGCAAATAGAGAATAGAAAAGGTTTGTTGATTGTACCTACAACTTCTTTAGTTGAACAAATGTACAAAGACTTTGCAGACTATGGTTATGATTCAGACCAATACTGTCATCGTCAATATTCTGGTAAAGAGAAACATACAAACAAGTTTCTGACTATTACTACATGGCAATCAATCTATAAAAACGACAAAGAGTACTTTGAACAATTTGACTTTGTTCTTGGTGATGAAGCACATCAATTCAAGGCCAAATCGTTGACAACTATTCTATCTGGTTGTTCTAATGCCAAGTATCGCATTGGTACAACAGGCACACTTGATGGTACACAAACACATAAACTTGTACTTGAAGGTTTATTTGGTCCAGTTTACAAGGCAACATCTACCGCTGAGTTGATGGAAAAAGGACAACTTGCGGCATTTAAAATTAAATGTTTGATTCTGAAATATGATGAATCAATTTGCAAACAAGCAAGAAGTTGGGACTATCAAACCGAAATAGACTACATAGTTAAAAGCAAGCCAAGAAATGAGTTTATCAAAAACTTAGTATTGTCTCTCAAAGGTAATACACTTGTGTTGTTCCAGTTTGTTGAAAAACACGGCAAGGAATTACATGCACTTATTAAAGACCATGCAAAAAATAGGCATGTATTCTTTGTCTTTGGTGGCACCGATGTTGAAGTTCGGGAATCAGTTCGTGCAATTACTGAAAAAGAAAAAGACGCAATTATTGTGGCTTCTTATGGCACCTTTTCTACTGGCGTTAACATTCGCAACTTACACAATATTGTTTTTGCTTCTCCTTCAAAGTCTAAAATTCGTAATCTTCAATCCATAGGAAGAGGATTAAGATTAGGAGACAATAAAGAAGAGGCAACTCTATTTGATATATCTGATGATTTTAGAATAGGCAAATTTACCAATTACAGCTTGCACCATTTTGTTGAGCGTGTTAAAATATACGATGATGAAAAATTTAAATACAAGTTCTACAATATCAATCTTAAAAATGAATGAATTAATCCAAGGCGTTAAGATAGTCCGTTTGCAAAGCGGAGAGGATATTATTGCAAGTATCATTGAAGATGATGAATCTGAAATGGTCATGTTGAATAATCCTATGCATCTCATCTTTAAGAGAACTTCTCAAGGTACAATGATGGTTATGTTACCATGGTTACCAATTGAGTTGATTAAAGATAACATGGCTACAATTTATTCTTCTGACATTCTTACTATGGTAGACCCGAAAGATGTTCTTATTGAGTACTACGGTAATATGATTAATACGGAACAGTTGAAGAATATGAGAGATGACACCCTCGTTAACAACTTGAAAGAAGCCATGAACGACAATGAAGATGACGATGAGTTTGATATTGAGGAAGAGAACGAAGAAACTCTGACGAAAGAAGAAGCCATGGAAATGGTTCATCGTAAGAGAAGTAACAGGTTACATTAATTATTAATTTCAAACGGAACACCGACAGTATACGACATGTCAAGCCGTTTGTCAACAGCAGAAGAAGGCAAATATGAGTGAGAAGAAACCAAAACATTATGTGAACAACGCCGATTTCCTTGAGGCTCTAATAGAGTACAAGAAAAAGTGTGTGGTTGCCAAAGAAGAAGGTAAAGAGGATCCACAGATTCCAAATTATATTGGAGAATGTTTCCTGAAGATTGCAGAGCACTTGTCTCGCAAACCTAACTTCTTTTCTTATTCTTTCCGTGATGAAATGATATCAGATGGCATTGAAAATTGCCTGATGTACTTCCGTAACTTTGATCCAGACAAGTCAAAGAACCCATTTGCTTATTTTACCCAAATCATTTACTTTGCCTTTCTACGCCGTATTATGAAAGAGAAAAAACAACTCTATGTTAAATACAAGGCAACAGAACAGTTTGGTATACTTGATGAGTTTGAAATGTATGAAGACTCTGACGGCAACATGAAACAGTTTGAATTGTATGAGAACATTTCCGAATTCATTCAAAACTTTGAAGAAGGCAAGAAAAAGAAAAAAGAAGGCAAGACAAAAGGCCTAGAAAAATTTATTGAAGAATTGCCTACGGAACCATTGACAAACATCTAAAGTTGTGTTATTCTATTACAAGGAGTGTAAATGAACAAAGAAAAGATTCAGAATCATATTTCTCACTTACAAGAAAAACATGATGAACTTGAGGTTCGTCTTAGTAATGTAAAAGAAGAATACATTGCCACCGTTTTGAAGAAAGAAAAGTTGGCACTCAAGGATGAAATTGAAAGTTTCAAAAAACAAATAGCATGAAAATTTGTATTCTAGGTGATACGCATTTCGGTATGCGTGGTGATTCGTTGGAGTTTCACCGTTATTATAAAAAGTTTTATGATGAAACATTTTTCCCGTATCTAATCGAAAATAAGATTGATACGGTTTTTCAGCTTGGTGATTTGTTTGACCGCAGGAAGTTTATTAACTTCAACTCATTGTACCTGTGCCGCAAATACTTTTTTGACAAACTCCGTGACAACAATATTTCACTTCATACATTACTTGGTAATCACGATGTTGCCTTTAAAAATACACTTGAAGTAAATTCTACCTCTCTATTGTTACAAGATTATGAAAACATTAAGATATATGATGAGTTTGATTCGGTATCATTTGATGGTGTTGAAATTGATATTGTACCTTGGCTTTGTGCAGACAACCAAGAAGAAATCTTTACACAAATAAAGAACAGTACAAATCAAATTTGTTTTGGGCATTTTGAGATTGATGGGTTTGAAATGGATCGTGGCAATGTTTGTCATGGTGGTATTGACAAACAACCTTTAAACAAGTATGATATCGTATTGACAGGACATTTTCATCATAAATCAAATGATGGTCACATTTATTATGTCGGCACACCAGGTGAGATGACTTGGGCTGATTATAATGACCCAAGAGGTTTTCATACCTTTGATACAGATACCCGTGAACTTGAATTTATACAGAATCCATACCGCATGTTTCATAAATTATCTTATGATGATGCGGTAACTGATTTTGAATTTTGGAAGTCATACGATTTCACTCCGTTGAAAGAGACATATGTGAAGGTGATTGTTGTTAACAAACAAAATCCTTACTTGTTTGATACTGTGATTGACAACTTGTATAAATCAGGTGTGTCAGACATATCAATTGTTGAAGATTTTACAGATATAGTTATTGAGAACGACCAAGAACTTATTGACCAAGCAGAAGATACAATGACAATACTTGGAAAATATATTGATAATTTAACCTTGAATGTTGAGAGTGATAAACTAAAAACTCTGATGAGAGAACTCTACATTGAGGCATTGAATACAGAAACAACTGAATGATAACCTTTCGTTATGTGCGTTGGAAGAATCTACTTTCAACCGGGAATTATTTTACTGAAATAAAACTAGACACTAACACTAACACACTTGTCGTTGGTGAGAATGGTTCTGGCAAATCAACTATGCTTGATGCATTGTGTTTTGGTTTGTTCGGTAAAGCATTTCGTAATGTCAACAAACCAAACCTATTAAATTCAATCAACAGTAAAGATTGTATTGTTGAAGTTGAATTCAATACCAATAACAAAGCATACAAGATTATTCGTGGTATCAAACCTAATAAGTTTGAAATCTATTGTGATGGTGAGTTATTGAATCAAGATGCAGCTGCAAGAGACTATCAAGAATTCCTTGAGAAATTTATTCTTAAACTGAATTACAAATCATTTACACAAATTGTAATTCTTGGTTCTGCATCATTCGTTCCTTTCATGCAACTATCTTCTTCTGATAGAAGAGCAATCATTGAAGACTTATTAGACATACAAATCTTTTCTACCATGAATGGACTATTGAGAGATAGGTTGTCAAACAATAAAGATGTGATGGTTCAAAGTAAATCTGAAATTGAATTAACACAACAACGATATGATTTACAAGATAAACATATCAAAGGACTGAAACAAAACAATGAAGACAAGGTGACTGAATATGTTAGTGAGATACGAATCAATACGAGTACCATACAAACCTTACATGGCGAAATTGCTAACCTCTCCTCACAAGTCGAAACGCATCAAAACATGGTGGCAGAAAAGACTTTGGTTGAGAATAAGGTCAAACAACTTACAAAAATTGAATCTCAAATTGAAAGCAACATATCCAAATTTCGAAAGGATATCAGTTTCTTTGAGCACAATGATGATTGTCCAACGTGCAGGCAGGCCATTGCCTCCGAGTTTAAGGAAACGGAGTTACAAACTCTGCAAACTAAGGCTCAAGAATGTGAACACGGTCTATCCCAATTAGAAGTTAAGTTATTGGCAGAACAAACTAAACTGAATGAGATAACTGAAATTCAAAAACGAATTCAGTCGTTACAGATTGAGATTGCAACCAAGAACACTTCTATTACGGAAACAAACAAATACATTGCAAGATTAGAAAAACAAATTGAAGAATTGAAAACTAATAAGGCTTCTACAGAAAAAGAAGAACTGGAATTAAAGACATTAAATGATACATTAACTGAGTTAAAGAGTAATTTAAGACACTTAATTGATGAGAAGTCCTATTTTGAAGTTGCCTCTGGTCTGTTGAAAGATACTGGTATCAAAACAAAGATTATCAAACAATACTTACCAATCATCAACAAGTTGGTGAACAAGTATTTGGCATCACTAGATTTCTTTGTGAACTTTAACCTTGATGAATCATTCAAAGAAACAATCAAGTCAAGGCACCGTGATGATTTCACCTACAACAATTTTAGTGAAGGTGAAAAACAACGTATTGATATGGCATTGATGTTAACATGGCGTGCAGTTGCTAAGTTAAAGAATTCATCAAACACCAATTTGTTGATACTTGATGAAGTGTTTGATTCAAGTTTAGATACAAACGGCACAGAAGAACTAATGAAGATTCTTCACATGCTTGAAGGTGTGAATTTGTTTGTCATTTCCCATAAAGGTGATATTTTGGTAGATAAGTTTGCCAATGTGATTCGATTTGAAAAGGTAAATAACTTTAGTAGGATAATGAAATGAAAGAGTTAAGTAATTATTACGGCGACAATAACAATAGGGTGGCAACAGTATACAAGGATGAAAATGGATTCTTTGCCACAGTAAAGAGTGCAACTGGTGTATACTACACAGCCAGATTCGAAACAGAAGAAGATGCGGAAACATATTCAGAAGATTGGGTAAACAAAGATGAGTGATATTTTAACGATTGATACCGCAGTTGCGGCAGGTGTAAAGAAGGCCGAACCAAAGGTCGAACCTTTACAAGTATTTGATGATAAACTTCCTATGTTATCGGAAGTTATGCCTGAATTTGTTGGTGTACTACCAAACGCAAGCATGACGCATTTGGTTAAACGCATGAAGTTTACAATGAAACTTTATAATGGATTAGGTTTGTCTGCCAATCAATGTGCAATAAAAGAACGTGTGTTTGTTATTGGTACAGACCAATTTCAAATGGCATGTATCAATCCAAAAGTAATTGAAGTATCAGAAGAACTCGTAAAAGATACCGAAGGTTGTCTTTCGTTCCCTGCTTTCTTTCTAAAATTTCCACGACCAAAATGGATTGAAGTAGAATACACAAATGAAAACGGTGAGAGAACACAAGTAAAACTTGATGGTCTTACTGCAAGATGTTTTCTACATGAACTCGACCACTTGAACGGTGTTAAGTTTACCAATTATGTTGGTGCCGCATCCATCTTACAGGCAAATCGTAAACAAGAAAAATTGATTAAGAAAATTGTAAGAAGAAAAAAATGAAAAAAGTTGATGATGTAGAAGTGCAATGGGCTAAATTTCTTGAGGAGAATCCTGAAGATAGAATGCCTGTGATTGACGAAAATGCCTTGCGTGAACGTATGATTAAAGAACTAACATATGTTTCCGCAATGGATGTCAAAGAATATACACTCTACCAAAAATGGCATGAAATTAAGTCCAAGTTTCCTACTGAAAGTGTTAACACACTTTTTGGTGAAGAAGAAACATTCTTGGCAGACCCTGTACAGGCAAAGTATATTGCTGAAGCAAAGAGTAATATTTGGATTCCCGAAAGTGTAGAAGACTACATGGACTTGGAACCAGTACTTGAATATACAGATGATTCAGGCAAAGGCACTAAGAAAGGTGTTGATGGTTCTGTTGTATCATATAACATTGAACGCAACATGGACTTGCCTGTTCGTTGTAATGCATTAAAGAGTTTCATTACCAATGGTCGTAATAACAGTAACATTGGTCGAAATCTTCACTTCATTGTAAAAGACAATAAGACAAGTAAGTACCTCGGTGTTGTTACAATTTCATCCGACTTCCTTGACTTAACACCCCGTGATAAACACATTGGTTGGGATAGAACATTGAAGACACAAGGTGGTATGATTAATCACACAGGCATCGGTTCATCAATCGTACCAACACAACCACTTGGTTATAATTATGTTGGCGGCAAGTTGTTGTCATTACTTTGCTTATCAGATGAAGTGCAAAGATTATGGAAACAACAATATGGTGATATCATGGTTGGTGTTACAACAACATCATTATATGGTAACACAAAGGCTGGTGGTCTATCTCAGTATGATGGTTTAGATTATTGGGACAAGATGGGTTTCACCTCAGGTTCTGTATCATATGAACCAGAGAAAGAAACAATTTACATGATTCGTGATTGGTTAAAAGTTAAACATGCAAGAAAATATTTTGAATGGTATGTTGCAACAAAAGGTTCAGGTCAGCCATACAAACGTGACCATAAGAATCGTTCATTACAATTTGTGTATGCACAGATGAAGATACCGAAAGAATTGATTCGTTCAGACCATGCTCGAGGTATTTACTTTAGTGAACTATATACTAATACAAATGAGTTTTTGCGTGGCGATATTAAAGAGAATCAACTTGTTAAAAAGTTTGACTCCAGTTATGAAGCACTTGTAAAAATTTGGAAAGAGAAACATGCTCGTGGCCGCATCGGCTTTCTAAAAAAGAAAGACAAAGTTTCCTATGATACATTGTTCCTTGATGATTTAATTTATATGAACTGGGAAGAAACTAAGGCAAAGTATCTTGGTCAAATCGGTAGATAATCACTATTGCCTCAAATATGCTTGACAAGTGACTAAATACTTGTTATAATATCAACTTAATGCGGAGAGTCCGAGACAGTCTATCCCAATAGATAGAGAGGTTTAACTCCTCTTATCCGCTCCATTCTTAAAACAAAAGTATTACTGTTGCTTTTACG